AGGACGATGCAGAGGATCTCGAAGAGATCGTGGTATTGATAGCGCGCCTGACAGAGGCGCTCCGGGTCGCGTCACAGCTTCTTTCGGCGTAAAGCGGGACGGGCCCCCGGGCCGACTCCCGGGCTGCCCGCCCCTTGCACTGCAACCCGCCCACTCGCGTTGAGTTGCGCTGTCAGAGCCGCTCCTACCGTGGGCAGCCGTGGATCAAACCGCGCATTTCGAGTTCGGTGTGAAGGCTGTCAATGTCCAGGAGGACGACGACGGTACGCTGCACATTGAGGGCATCGCCGCAGATTTCCAGACCGATCGCGATCTCGAAGCCTTCGAGCCTGACGCTTTCGAGCAGGGCCTCAAGGGATTCATGGAGAATCCGGTCCTGCTGTATCACCACGACCCGAAGCTCCAACTCGGCCTCGTCACGGTCGCCCAGATTGATGGAAAGAGCCTTCGCATCAGGGCGGACTTCCCCAAGCCGCCTGAGAGCGCCGGCACCGCGATGCAGGCTTACAACCTCGTGAAGCGCGGGATGATGCGCGGCTTCAGCGTCGGGGGTTCCTTCTTCCGGCACATGACCTCAAGTGGTCCTAAGATCCACCAAGCTGATCTCCAGGAGATAAGCATCACGCCGCTGCCTGTGAACCCCCGGACGCTGTTCGGCGTCGCCGGGAAGGCGTTCGGTACGGCCGCGGAGCCGGAGCTCGACGCGCGTCTCAGCGACCTCGAAGTTGTGTTTGAGGCCATCGGCCGGCGCGCCGCTGCCTGAGCCTGTCAAACGGGCGCCTAGTTTCTCTGTCGTGACCTAGTCACCACCTGCGTATTTCTGCGCGGCGCGTGATTGGCGAGCTTCACTTTTCATCAGAGAGGAACACGCGATGGAAGACCTTGGGGCGCTCACCAACGAGCAGCTCAAGGAGAGGGTCACGTCCCTTGAGGGCAAGGCCCAGGAGCTGATCGCCAAGCTCGACAACGAGCCGGGTGCAGTAGAGGAGATCAAGAAGGACCTGAAGTCGATTCAGGACAGCGTCACGCCGCTACTTACTGAGCAGAAGGACCGGCTTCTCCACGAGGAGATGAAGGACCTTAAGGCTCAGGTCAAGCCGCTGCAGGACGCGCTGAAGGATCTCCGTGAGTGGAATCCGGGGCTCGTCGCGGACGCGACGAAGGGGCAGGAAAGCCCGTATGCCTCGGGCAATTTCTCGTTCTATCAGGACGTGAAGCTGGCAGGAAAGGGCAACCAGAAGGCCTTGGAGCGGTTGACCGAGGTCAAGGCTATGACCGAGGGCACTGACGCCAACGGCGGCTATCTGGTGACCCCGGAGATCGCGAATGAGCTGATCTCCCTCCGAGTGGCCAACACGGTCGTTCGGCAGCTTGTCCCGTCCGTCTCCGTCACCTCGGACACGATGCAGTTCATTTCCGAGACCGGCGGCCTGACGGCCGGATGGGTTGCGGAGCTGGCCGAGAAGCCTAAACAGGATATGACCTTCGGGCAGTTCTCCGTGAGCGTTTTCACGGCGGCCGGCCTGGCGGTTACGTCCAACCAGCTTCTCGCTGACGCCGGACGGCAGTCCAGCGGTCCCAACATCGGTATCGACTCCCTTATTAACCGTGAGCTGGCTCGCCGGCTTGCGATTCTTGAGGAGATTGCGCTCATCAATGGTACGGGCACCGGGCAGCCGCTCGGCATCCTGAACACGGGCGGCGTCGGAACGGTTGCGCTCACGCCAACCACCATTCCGGACCTCCTGGACGCAATCACGGATGCGATCCTGAAAGTCCAGACCGACTACCTGGGCAACCCCTCCCACATCCTGATGCACCCGCGTACGTGGGCACGTATCGTGAAGGCGCGAGAGAGCTCCGCTCCCTCGACGTACCTTATCGGTGCCGGCTCGACCGCGTTCGGGCGTCGGGGTAACGATCCGCTTCCGGGCAACGGAGCCATCCCGGGTGGGTTTGCGGGCGACCTTTTCGGTTACCCGGTTGTCCTGTCCTCCAATGTTCCCACGAACCTGGGTGCGGGCACTGACGAGTCGCGCGTCATCGTTGGCGACTTCTCGCAGGGCTTGATCCTGGACCGCCAGGGAATGACGGTCGACACGTCCGAGCACGTGTTCTTCACCAGCAACCAGACGGTGTTCCGCGCCGAGATGCGAATGGGGGCGACGTTCGCGCGTTACCCGAAAGCCTTCTCGGTCGTGCAGGGCGTCGGCCTGAAAAACGGGTAAGGGAGAGCACATGGCACACGTCTACAAGGATGAGTCCGGCCGCGTGATCGAGGTCCGCTTGGACGAGAAGATCACCGACCCCACTCACGAACTGGCAGTCCAGGGGCATGACGACCCGCGCGTGAATGGCGCGGCCTCGCACGCACTGGAGCCACTACTGCAGCCGTCTCCGAACGAGCTTGCGGAGTCCGCGGACTCCGATGCCGAGGAGGACGAGTCTGACGAGTAGCATCAGCTAGTCCACACCGAACAACCAGGGCCGGGATCGCTCCCGGCCCTGACACTTTCGGGCCTAGCCTCGTGGACGTGGCTGACCTGATCACGCTTGCTGAATTGAAGGCCGCCCTCGACGTGTTCGATTCGTCGCAGGACGCGAAATACACGCAGGCCATCGCCGCTGCGTCTGCGGCCATCCGTTCCTTCACCGGCCGCAACTTCGCGCAGGCGGATGCGTCCGGGACTAGGAAATATCTGTATGAGGGCTCGGGCTTCCTGGAGATCGATGACCTCGACCCCACCGGCCCCATCACCGTGAGCCTGGACGGTGTTCAGCTGGTGGAGGGTTACGACTACCTCTTGATGCCGGACCGCGGCGTGATGACCCCGGACGCTGAGACCGCGTACTACTGGATCGAGCTCGTGCCGTCTGCACCAGGCTCTCCGGAGATGGGGTTTACACGCAATCTAGACACCCTCTGGTGGCGTGTCCACCACGTGCATTACATCGAGGTCACCGGGCAATTCGGCTGGCCCGCCGTGCCGGCCGAGGTGAAGCAGGCCGCCATCTGGACGGCAGGCTACTTCGCCGAGAGTCCTCGTCCGTACATCAGCGTGCAGGTCTCCGACTTCTCCGAGACCGTGGCCACGAATACGGAGAACGTCGAGATGCCAGACCGGGCCAAGCTGCTGCTCATGCCCTATCGCAGGATTAACGTCTAATGGCCGGCATTCGCGTTTCATCCAGCACGCAGTTTCGTAACCAGTTCGGGCAGTACCAGCGCGTCCTGGACCGGGCGGCCGTGGAGACCGTACGCGACACGTCCCAGGATCTCGGCCGCATGGCGAAAGCCAACGCCCCGATTCGGACCGGAGAGCTGCGGGCTTCCATCTGGGCCATCCCCGAGGGGAAGCGTGCTCGCGTCGTCGCCACGGCCGACCATGCCGCGCCGATCGAGACCGGCGCCTCGCCGCACTTCATCCCTGGCGGTCTCGGGCGCGACCCGGGCGTCAACCACCCGGGCAACCGACCGTACCGCTACCTGCGGCGAGCTATCCAGGCGATCATGCCGAAGTTCCTCGCCAACGCCGAGCGGCACTATCCGGGCTAGCGCATGGCAACGACCAGCCCCATCAACAAACTCATCGAGGAGGTCAAGGCCGCCCTCGGCGCTGAGTTCGACCCGAGCGAGCTGACGGTGGTCGACGGCCGCCTGCATGAGGCCTACCGCCCGGCCGGGGTTCCCGTAGCCGCCCTCTATCCGGTGGAGGAGGCCGAGGCGGCAGTCTCGCTGCTGCAGGATTCCGCGGTGGCTGTCCAGGTATTCCTGCCTTGGGAGCTGCAGCGCGAGCCGCAGCGCATTGTCGACCCGGCACCCGTAGGGGATCTGATCCACCGAATCCGCACCCGGCTGTACTCCACCACGCATCCGTATATGGGCAGCGCAGAGCTCTGGGATCTGCGTTTGGCGCGCGTTGACTACCAGGCTGACCCTGTCGGAAATATCACTCGCGCTACCGCCATCGTGGCCGCCTACGGCCAGAATCTCGCCGAGACGACCGCCTAGCAGATCCTGTCACGGCCGACCGTAGAGTCGTCGTCGTGAGTGAGTTTCGGGTACGTGCCGAGAACGCGAGTCAAGTGACGCTTGGCTCCCTGACGCTTCCGGTGGAGAACGACTACGTCGACCTCAGCAGCCTGGATGACGGACAGCGCTCGCTCGCTGAGCGCGAGCTGAGCCGGTCTAGCCTCGTTGAGGCAGACGAGCGGGACGTTGAGACCTTCGAGCACGTCTTCGCCGACGAGGAGGACGAGTAATGGCAGGCTTGATTGGTAACCAGGCCTGGCTGGCAGCCGGCAAACAGGCTGCCAAAGGCACTCCTGCCACGGCAGCCAAACACATGTGGCCCTTCGCGGGAGGCAACGTGCAGCCGACCCGAGAGACTGAGCAGCTGCAGGAGACCGACAGCGATCGCGATCCTGGCGTCTCCTACGTGTCCCGCTCCGGCGTTGAGGGCAGCTCCGAGGTCTATGCCCGCGACAACTCCATTGACTTCTGGCTGGCGGCCGCGCAGGGCGCCGTCACGGACTCGGGCGTCATGCCGAACTTCAAACACGACGTGGCTCCTTCCAATCTTCTTCCTTATCTCACCGTCTGGCGTATGGTTGGAAATCTCCTCTGGGAGAAATTCACCGACGTGATGGTGAACGAGCTGACGATCCGCGCCGAGGCTGGCTCGCCCTACATGGTGAGCGTGGGCTTCGTTGGGATCGACGCCGAGCGTCTTACGAGCGATCCGTCTCCCTCTTGGGTCGGTGTCGCCATCGAGTCCGGGCGCGCGTACACCTACAACGATCTAGCCGTTTCTCTGGCCGGCAGCCCGACGCGGCTGATCAGCTCGATGGAGCTGAGCATCAACAATAACATC